CCTTTATGATTTTCTTAGCTGCATCTCTTTCAATCAATCTGGGAGCGATTCCAAGTGCTTTTTGCCATACTCTCGGTACTTTCTGTTCAAATGGAACACCAGAGGCGGTTAAAATACCTCTGATAAATCCTACGCTATCTCCAAAACTAAACATTGAAGATACACCTTGCCCCGGCATTGCTCCTACTTGTTCTAAGGTACAAAAACACTCATAGTCATAGGAAATATCTCTAAAAAACTCCCATACCTCCTTTTCGGTTGCTTTATTGAACCTAATAATATGTATTTTTCTATCTTCTGTTAATACAGCTGCAGAACCATTTGCACCTGGGTCAATTCCTATGTGTGCTATCATGTTGTGTGATTAAAATTCTAAGTTGTCTAAAATGTTTTCAATCTTTGATTTGATTTCAGCAATAGTGGCTTCATTAAGACTTGGGTCAATATGAAACTTGTATTGACCATAAAAGAAGTTTGCCATTACAGATAGTGTAGGCATCTTATTATTTAACACTTCTTCTATTGGTTTTTTAGGTGCTGTATCATAGCTTCCTGGAATGTTGAATGGACCACGATGTACTGTGCCTTGAAAATGCCCTATTTCATTATGATTACTGTTTTCAGCAGGTTTAACAACGGGTTCTATTTTGCTATTTCCAGTCAAAATAATATCAGGTTGTTGTTTTTTATTTGCTTCAACAACCTCTCTTTGCCTTTCTTCTTCTTTCCTTTTCTCTTCTGCTGCAACCAAAGCTAAATAGTCAAGCCTTTGATTAACTACACTTGTTAATTGATTCTTAGCATCAAGCCATTCTTTTTCAAACTCTGCTATGTCTTGAGGCATTTCAAGTTCTAAAAAGCTTTTTAGAAGTTTTACATCATTACAAGTAGCTGCAATAGTGATTTTATTGTAAACATCATCAATGTTTGACTTGCAATTGTCAACTCTTCTTTGCTCCGCAATCCTTTCGTTTTCAATTTCGGCTTCAATCTTTTTAATGTCAGCCTGTAATCTGTCCTCAATAGGAATAGTTTTTAAGAAGTCTGCTGCTCTTTCTTTGTTGAGTTTAGACAATTCCTTAATTATCTCGTTATTGTCTTTCTCAATGCGTTGAACAGATAATCTCCAGTTTTTTAAAGCAAGCCTTGCCTTGTCAGCTTCTTTAACATTTTCCCTTGTAACGATTAAATCCTTGTAATCGTTAACCAATTCTTCCATTTTAGTAATTTCCGAATCGTACTTTTTTAATTCTAATTGTTGCATTTTAATTATTGTCTTTTACAAAGTTTCCGTTAATAGTCTTGCCTTTTCTATCTTTAATTTGTTTGTACGCAAACTCAAGGCAATCAATTAAATCATTACCATGGCTGTCTGCTATATCTCTTAAAAAATTAAATACTGATGGGTTTATAAATGTTGGCATAACTCTTCTTGCTATGTCGCTTAAATCATACCTTATCCTGCTCTTTAAATATGGAAATGTAAGTTCAGACTTATTGCCCAGTTGTTCGTTTAATATAATCAAGGTAACAAGTACATCTCCAAAACCATCTGTTATTTGCTCTTCATTCTTTTTAAGAATAGCATTAGCCGTTTCTCCAAGTTCTTCCAAAAACTTTAAATATTGTTTTTGAGCGTTTTCTCTTTTTAGTAAATCCCTTTCTGATGCCCACTCAATCACTTGTTGGCGAAGCACCTCGTACTTTTTTTGTTGCATTGTTATTGAATTGATAAAATGTTTTGAATAAACTCTTGTGCTTTGTTTTCAATCTCTGTAAGGGATGCACCACTTGGCTTACCCTTAAAAGACCTCCACTCTAAGGTGTGTGTTTTGCCACCACTCTTTAGGTAATATCTCAATGAACCATTACCAGGAGATTCAAAGTATTCTGCTTGTTGTAGACTAAACTCTCTTTTGATGGTGTTTTCAAAGTAATCCAACTGCTTATCAAACATATTGGCAATAACCTTTATTCTTTGCCTCATGATAGCTGTTTCAAACACCTCTTGATTCATCTCTACATTTTCCTTGATCTTCATGTACTTGTCTGAATAGAATTGAGAATAAATAGGGTTTTCATCAGGCAATGGCAACATAGAATCCATTTCAGAGCGTATCTTGTCCTTTTGGCTACCTCTGGCCGCATCCATTTCAAGTTTCATCTCCCTTGCTTTAACCACAAGCTTCCAAACCTTTTCTGATTCTTCTAAGATAATGTTGCATAGGTTTTCAGACCTCTCAATAGGATAAACATTGAACTCTCTGCCATCTTTAAGCGTAGCTAATTCAGCGTAGTCGGTTTCAGTCAACATCATTTCTTGGTTAACTTGGAAGAGATAGCCTGGAGGTATGCCACTCTCCCACTTGTTTGCGTAAAATCCATTAATTTGCTTTGATTCAATTGGAAATCCCATTTCTGAAACTTCTCCACTTGAAAGCATAGGTGAACCCGGCATTGCCCAAGCATCTGTTGAGGTGAATAGTAATGGATACTTTGGATTTGTAATGTAGCCACTAAACTTAACGCACTCACGAATGATTTTCTTGGCTACATAGTTCATCACATAGTCCACATTGTCATAATACTTCCAACGAAGCAAAATGCCATCTTCAGCTAACAGACCAGCCAACATAGCCTCATTCATAGGCTTGTCATCTCTCATTCCTGCTTTGCGTTCAATCCATTCGGGAAGAATTTCGTAATCGTTAGCTCTAACTACAGTGCTAATCTCTGAGGAGCCAATCCCTCTTTTTCTAAACTCATGCCACTCTTTAGAGTGTGTTTTAATTGGCCATAGGAGGCAGTTAGGATTAACCCTCCATTTCAGTGGTTGTATTGTATTTTCCATAATCTTGGTGTACTCTGACTTCGCTCATGTAATTGTGAATCTTTTGAATAACTTCTTTTTGAGGTAATAACAAATCTGCATCCAGTAATCTGTATTCCTCTATGCTTATAGCAATCTTTTCAGCCACAGCGCAAAACAATCTATTGTCATACTCTGCCTTCTCAATTTGTGCTACAAACAATTCTAAGAACTCTGTCCTCAATGCAAGTTTTTTAAAATCGGCATTGCCAATCCTTTTTTCGGTTGGAATAGAATCCCTCTTTTGTTGTAAAGGAGTTAAAAACTCATCTTTAAAGTGCTGTATTTGTTCTATAAATTCCATATCGTGTGCTTAAAATGGTAAATCATCAAACTTCATATCATCATCTTGAACAGGTGTACCCGAAAATACATCGTTCACATTTGCCAATGGGTCTATTGATGCTTCTTCAAGTCTAACGCTTTGTGGTTTAGTATCATTATCATCTACTGAATCGTAATACTTAGGCTTCTCATGTACAAAGCTTTCCGAATGATACCAATCCATGAACATCTGAAAATCACCCTCTTTGCCCAACTCATCAAACTTCATCTTGTTGATTATTATATCGGTTGGAAACTTATTGTTTCTTACCCATTGGTAAATAGGCTTTTTACCTTGATAGCCAATAGTTTTCTTTTCAAACTTCTTTCTGTAAGCCGTAATACCTATGTCTGTTTTCTCGTACCATGCACTACTACCCTTGATATTGTATAAATCTGGCGGTTCGTAGTTAGGGTCTTTTCTCTCCAATTTAGTTGGATGGGCAATTATACCACAGAACAAATTAAAGTTCTCGTTATACGATAAAATCTTGTCAAGACTTTTACCAATATAAGCCTCTTCTGTTAAATCCCTTGGCCTTTGATGGTCAACTTTATTCCAAGCATCAATCCAAAAGCCAAATATGTTGTTCTGCTTCTTCAATGTTTCAAAGTACCAGAATAAGCTATCCAATGTCTTGTTGTCAACCTTCTCACCATTTAAGCCACGAATCAATTCTGTGTTTTTCTCATCAGGGTTTACAATCACAAAGAACTCGCGAATAAAGTCAATCGCCCTCTTTCTTTGTACCCCACTCATTGACCAAGGTTTATTCTTTTCCCATCTCTTACCTGCTATGATTTCAGCCAAGCGAATGTACTCTCTTTCTACTGGCCTTGAATCGGGAACGAACATTGCCCACTTCAAATTGTTTTTAAGCGACTGCTTTGCAACATACCATCTCCACCAAGAGGTTTTACCATGTGAAGGTATTCCCGTTATTGTAGTCAACAAAAGAGGCTTTAAACTTAGGTATGTATCAATCAATGGGTCACCAATAGTAAATCCCTTTTGCTCTTTGTTTTCTGCAATATTCATCATGCTATCGTAAACATGATCAATAGTCATAATTCCCTTAATAGGATATGGATATGCGTTCTCAAGACATTTAACTACCTCTTTCTTGCCAAGTGGTTCTAAGTCCTTACCTACATCACCACTTAAAACCTCGTTAATATCCTTTCTGCCGTTGTATTTTACAACATAGCATTTTCTTTTACCAATGATAGAAGCAAGTTCTTCTCTAAGTCTTTGACCAGGCCCATCATCATCAGTTGCTAAGAAAACTCTTTCTGCTTTATTGTACACATTCTCAATAACCCACTTATCACAAGCAAAAGCCATTTTCTCTGAAATGTTTTTATCAGTAGCGGATGGCGCACCATTAGGAACTGAAAGCAAATTAGCTTCAACACCAGCCTCGTGCCAAGTAAGTAAGTCTGTTTCGCCTTCTGTAATAATTAAATCTCTTGACCTTTCCCAATCCAAGTTATTTAAACCCCAATAGCAAACTTCTGCTCCATCTTCTTTCTTCAATTGCCAATTCTTAGCCAAATACTTTTCTTCACCCTCTTTGGTTGTAATCGTAACATTGTATTCAAGCCTGCGAAACTTTACATTAACCAATAAGCCTTGTTTTTTGAAAGGAAAAGCAACGCAAGGGTATTTCTCATTAGGTAGTGCAGGAATCTCATAAATACCCCAATGATTAAGCGTTTTCATGCTTATATTCTTTGGACCACAAAACATAGTATTTACAGCAGGAGTATAAAGGTCGGGTATAACCATTGGCATCCTACTCTTTTGTCTTATGCTGTTAAATTTGTCTTGCTGTTTTTCGTAAATATCCAAATTGCCCGAAAAAGTACAATGG